TCATAAAGTTCAGCTGTGATGTTTTGCCAATCAGCTTTACCTTTGATTTTTCTTTTCACATTAATGTGATCAAGAGTTACTTCTCCAAATTGTACATTTGGTCTTCCTACCTTTTTTACTAGGAATGCTGGAATTCCATCAATGAACATTACAAACCTATTTTGCAGCTTAGGTTCGAATGCTGTGTACATCATGTCGTTTGTGTTTAATATTGCCATCTTTATTTAATGTTTTATTGTTCTATTATAAATATAATACTTTTTAACTTCTTATGAAGGGAATGTAGCTCCTGTTGGAAGAATGTTAAAGTCAAGTACTATGAATTCTGCTGTTTTAGTTGGTTGTAAATAAATACCACCTACTAATCTATTTCTGTCAATTTCTGTTGGCGTATTATTTGTTTCGTCCATTATAACTCTAAACGCATATAATCCTTGTCTTTGTTGTACTGATTCTAAGTATGGGTTAACTATATTTAAGAATCTGTTTCTTGTTTGAATTGTATTTTGTTCAAACACTAAGTATTTAGAAGAACTTGCGATAAATTTCTTAAGTGTAATTAATAATCTTCTAACATTAATTCTATCTAAAGCTGTAGGTCTTACTTGAAGTGTTTTCTGTCCCCAAATACAAACCCCAGTTGCTGGGAATGTTGCTATAGGGTTTACTCTATTTTCATATAAGCTATCTCTTTCAGCTTGGTTTAATCTATTTTTAGCTTCTAATACAGTTCCTAACACACCCCTGTTTAAACCTGCTGGTGCAAACCACTCAGCTCCAATTCGATCTGACGCAGCTATTGCTGCAGGCACTATAACTGATGGAGGAACAAATACTGGCTTGTTACGCGATGTGTCTAGCACTTTTACCCATGGGTAATATACAGCAGCGTAATTACTATCTAAACCATCTGCTTGAGCTGTTGCATTATTTACTGTTGATTCTTCAATTGCTAAATCCATTACATAAAATGCATCTCCTCTATCTTCTGCCATTACTGTTGCAGCATCTGTAACAGAAGCGTGTAATTGTTTTATAACACCTGGTAATGCTAACATATTAATATCGTATTCGTCTTGGTTAGACATGATATCTAATGCTTTCTTATATCCTTTATACCCTGCGGCACTTGTTGTACTTAAATCAAAACCAAATGCATTTGTAGTTGTTAAATTAGCACCTGACCATTTTATTTTTGATGGGTGTATTCCGTCTAAACCACCTTGGAAAGGTACTGAGAATTTTAAATCTACAGCTCTTGGTCCTGCATCTCCTGTTAATGAAACTGAAGCACTTAATGCTCCTGTGTATGTTGCTGATGCACTTGGGTGCATTGAATAATTATCTACATTAAATACTCCTCCTAAATTGGTCCATGGTGAAGCACCATTTACAGCTGATCCAGGAACTGATTTATTCCAGTTTCTATTATCCATTTTACCGAAATCCCAACCTAAGTAACCTTTTGTATTATAATTGGTTCCTATTAATTGTTGAGTTGCGAATTCAGCATTTTTCATATAGTAAGTAGTAGACCCATCTGAAACAGGAGCTATTGTGTCATATACTGCTCTAAATCCTCTTGGTTCATATTTAGCTGAAAAAGATCCTTCATTAACACCTGAAGCTACCTCTACTCTTATAAATTCTGAAATGTTAGGATAATCTCCTTTTGTAACAACTTTTCCAAAATCCGTACTATATTGTTGATATCTATCTCCTATTCTTCTTGAAATAAAGTTTGGTGAATTAGGATTTAAATTACACTTAGTAAATTCTTCTAAAATAGATGGATTTGCATCTGTGTCTGAAAATTTCCTGATTTGAACGGTGAATGTACTATATTGTTCTTCACCATCTATATTTGACAGTTCTCTTAAATTAGTAATAGATACTTTATAATCTGTATTTGTATTATCCCCATCTGCCATTGTGTGGAATTTAAATAAATCTACTGTTGTTTTAGCAAGATCTAAAAATCCTGTAGTGATCATAGGAGTGTAAGCATGCCAATAATTTTCTGTTGTTGTGCTTTCGAAATATTGTGCCTGTGAAGAAGTAAATAATCTAACTTCTGTTACTGCTGATGCTCCTACATCCTCAAAATTTATATGAGCAAAAGCTGGTTTTCCTGCTGCCCAAGCATTAGCTCCACTTTTATTATTATTAGCATCTATACCTACAGTTTTAGAAATGTAAGAACCATTAGTAGGGTCAAAAGAACAACTAATTGATTTCTGTGTTATTCCAAATCCTTCAAATGTTAATACACCTACATCTCCGTATTGCATCGCACCTGCAGATCCCGCTGTTGATTCTACTAATGTAGATCCACTTAAGTTTAATGTTGCAGGTTCTACATCCGCTCCAGCTACTGCTTGTTTAGAGGGTATAAATGTAGATATGATTTTGTTATTTGTTTGTTCTACAACGTAAGCTATTGATTTAGTAGAACCGTCAAAACTATATCCACCACCTGCTAATACTCTTACTACTGTTACTACTCCCGCATTTCGTAAATATTCTTTTACTGCAAAAGGTATGTATGTTTCGGGGTGTTGGTCTCCAAATTTTCTAATAAATTCGTTAAATCCGTTTCTTATTAATGTAGGTACAAAAGCGGGTCCTTTTTGTGTAGGTCCTATAAATGCTGCGCCAATTGCGCCAACTCCCTGTGGTAAAAACGAGAGATCATTTTCTCTTGTAAATACACCTGGTGAAATAATAGTTTCTGCCATCTTGTTGTTATTTTTATTTTGTTAAGTTCAATTTTGTCGTTCCCATATAAATATAAAATTAAACCCAAAACCAAAACTGGTATAGGTGACCTTTTAAGATCACCTATTAGTATAAAATATAGTTTTAGTTAATTACTACTTAGAAACTTCTTCAGTAGTTTCTTCAGGAGAGGGTATAAATTCCCCCGTTTCTATGTTTAGAGTACCCTTACCGTATTTGTCTGTAAGGCCCTTAGCTAAATCATTTTCTTTAGTTTTTGTATCTAATAATGCTTTTTTTAGACCTTCTTCTCTTTCTTCTGTAGCTAATTTTGTAATTACTAACTGACCAAGGGCCATTGTAATTTGGTTATAAGTTCCTTGAAGTTCTTGAAGTGATTTTAATTCGTCTTCTGTGAATTTAGTTGCGTCTGCCATAACTTAAAATGTGTTAAAATTTGTTTTGTTGTTAATTATTTGTGATTATTTATTAATCGGATATACATATATGTAAAAATTAAAGACCGGAAAGATATTCTGTTTCTTCTATATCCTCAACATCAATTCCCCCCCCATCGCCAGTCCAAACATTAAGATTATTGTATGTGTGTTCAGATAAAGCTTCTGGAGTTTCAAATGTAAGTATTACATTCTCTACTGTTAATTCTGTAGTTGTTATCCACTTGGTTCTATCTTGACTCTTATGAGCATATCTAATCTGATCCTTATCTAAGGATTCAAATACTTCTGATGTTAGTATATAATAATTCATTATCTGTTTGCTATATTTGAGTTACCACCTAATACGAATGCTTCTCCTCCTACAGTAGCATTACCATTTCCTTCAAATTCCCAATAACCTTTAAGGTTAGTTGCTTGAGAATGTCCTGTAGCATCTATAGGTGTTCCTCCATTCCATAATTCCGTTACTTCAGCTGCAGTTAATTTAGTGTCCCACATTGTTAACCCATCATGCAATGTTTCTGTGTTGTTGCCAGAAAGAGTATACGAGCCCCAAGTACTACTACCTAAAGCAATTTGTCTGTCACTATTCCCCATTGAAGGAGTACCACTACTATTAGCATTAGTTCCAGTATAATATCCTTGCCCAAGTTCAGAGGCATTCCAATATACATCTAAATTATTGTTACCAGCATAAGCACCAGTTCCTTTACATATAGTTATCATTGTAAAGTCATTATCTCCCACATTGCCTCTGTTTGCTGAGCTCCAATAATTTGTTGGTCCTAACCCCGCCGCAGCATAAGCAGTAGCATAATTACCAGTGTTCGAATGGAATAACCAAAATTGGTTTGTTCTTGCTGTACTACCAGACCTCCAATCAACATACAATCTATTGTTTGATTCATTGTACCA